CAGACGATGAAAGCTGAATTATGCCACAGGCTGTGGCACAAATGAGGATGGCGATATGAAAGAAAAAACAAAAGTATATATTTATACGAGAGTATCTACTGCCGTTCAGGTAGACGGTTACTCCTTGGATGCTCAGAAATCAAGAATGAAAGCCTATGCTGAGTTCAACGATTTTGAAATCGTCGGTGAATATGAGGATGCCGGTAAATCGGGAAAGTCCATTGAGGGCAGATTGGAATTTAACCGCATGATGGAGGATATCAAGTCCGGTAAAGATGGCGTGTCCTATGTGCTGGTGTTCAAGTTATCACGTTTTGGCAGAAATGCGGCAGATGTGCTGTCTACCTTACAGGTGATGCAAGATTTCGATGTCAATCTGATTTGTGTGGAGGATGGCATTGATTCTTCCAAAGATGCCGGTAAGCTGATGATTTCCGTGCTTTCTGCGGTTGCCGAGATTGAGCGTGAGAATATCCGTGTTCAGACGATGGAAGGCAGAATCCAGAAAGCTCGTGAGGGTAAATGGAACGGTGGTTTTGCTCCCTACGGATACAAATTGGAAAAAGGTATGCTGTATATCAACGAGGAAGAAGCCGAGGCAATCCGCATTATCTTTGACCAGTATGTGCATACCGATATAGGAGCTAACGGACTTGCGAAATACCTTGCCAATCACGGTATCAACAAAATTCAGCGGCAGAATGGAAAAAATCCTCTGTTTGATGCAGCCCTGATTCGCAGAATTTTGAAAAATCCCGTTTACTGTGGTAAAATTGCTTACGGCAGGAGAAGAACAGAAAAGGTACATGGAACTCGCAATGATTACCGACTTGTGGAGCAGGAAAATTATCTGTTAGTTGACGGTCTGCATGAAGCCATTGTATCAGAAGGACTCTGGCATGAAGCCCAAGTAAAACTTCTTGCTCAGGCGAAGAAGTATGAAAAGGTCAACAACGGTAAAGACAACAAGGTACACCTGCTGACCGGATTACTTAAATGTCCTATTTGCGGAGCCGGAATGTACGGCAACAAAAGCATCAAGCACAAGCCGGACGGCACGAAATATAAGGATTTCTTCTATTATGGCTGCAAACACCGCACTATGACCCGTGGTCATAAGTGTGAATACAAGAAGCAAATCAATGAGGAATTGCTGGACGGTGCTGTTGCAGAGGTTATTATCAAACTGGTCAGCAATCCGAAGTTTGCGGCGATGATGCAGCAAAAAATCAATATGAAGATAGATACATCCGCCATTGAACAGGAGATTGCCAATTATGAAAAACAGCTTCGTCAGAGCTATGCTACGAAGTCCCGTTTGATTGATGAGATTGATACCCTTGACCCAGATGATAAGCACTACATCAAGCGTAAAGCAGACCTTGATGATCGCCTTTATAAAATGTATGATAAGATAGAGGATACGGAGAATCTGTTGATTGAAGCCAGAGCAAAGAAAATGGCAATAGAAGCAGAAAAACTCACTGCTGACAATATCTACAAAGTGCTGATTTATTTTGAAAAGCTGTACGCTGTCATGGACGAGCAGGAGAAGCGACAGATTATGGAATCGCTGATTTCTGAAATCCATATCTATGAGGAACGACAGCCAAACGGTCAGTGGCTCAAATCCATCAAATTCAAGCTTCCGATTATTGAGGAAGATATGGAAATGAGTTTGGACAGTGATACACATGTCGAGGTTTGCAGTAGTTATATCAGAGTAGACAAATAAAAAACGAAGCCGTTGAGATAGGGCAGCACCTCGCCGCCGCAGCGGTACACTTTACTTTTCTTTCGACCAGAGGGTAATGCTTTTTCGGAGAGCGACGCGGCCGAATTTGGCCATTTGCTGGCTGCTGTTGCCTTTCTTTTGTTTGAGGCAGTAGACTTTTTTGACGGTAAAGCCAAACTGCTCGGCAAGAGAACAACTCAAAAAATCAACTGGGATGACTTCACCGCCATAACGGACATTGTCGTTGACGAACGCGACTATGGCACCCTTTTTGCAAACGCGGAAAAGTTCGGCATAGATAAAGGCCAGCTCTGTAAAGTATCCTTCTACCATTCGGACGATGCCGCTATTGTTCAAATCACCATGCCGTTCGCGCTTGTGTAAGGCATCCAGCACCTCACAAAAAGCAGGGTTGGAACAAAGTGTCTGATGAATCGTATGGAAACGGTCGATTCGACCGATCTCCGTATAGAAGAGCTTCAACTGTTCCAGTTTGGATCGGCTTTCAACGGTGCAGGAAAGCAAGTCCTGCCGCAGCTGTTTGATCGAATCGTTATCAAGCCCCAGGTAAACAAGTTCCAGTGCATAGGTGCGGGTATAATCGTATCGGTTGCAATACGGCGGCGAGGTAATAACGCCTTTCAGAATGTTATCTTGAAGCCTGGGCAGTTCGAACAGAACGCTGTTCTGTTTGTAGGTAATCTGTGCTTTTTCGTGCGTCTGGCTGGAATGCTGGATCACCTCAAGGTCGTGAATCACATGCGATAGTTCCAATAGAACGGTATCACGGCTGTCGAGGATATTTGAACGGACTGTTTTAGCGGACAACAGCTTTTTGCCTTTAGCTGCGCGAAGCTCATTGGCATGGATCACCTTTGGGGAACGGCTGTCCCAGCCGAGATATTGGCCGCTCTTTACGGTGTAGCTGCACGGTTCCAGAGAATTGAGAATGCAGAGCCGAAGAAGATTTTTGGCATTCTCTGAATAGATACAGTGGATACGCCAGTCTTCGATGAACTGAAGGTAGCGTTCGTTGTATTCCGGGTAGGCATCCTGTGTGATGGGAATACAAGGTGTTTTCAAGGAATAGCTGTCTGGCATGTGGAGAGACTTCAGCTCTTCCAGCATGGCACGAAGTTCAGGAAGATCGTACTCCATGCAGGCAGCCTTTGCTTTTAAGGAGACGTCCGCAATGGGCATCACATCGTAGCCAATGCTGTTGATGCCCTGCATCTGGCAGACGAGCGCTGTGGTGCCGGAGCCCATGAAAGGGTCCATGACGAGATCGCCGGGGTGAGCCCCTATCTCATGGAGCAACAGTTGGACAAGGTCCGCTGAAAAACCTTCTTTGTATTTGAGCCAGCTGTGGAGTGGTTCATTTTTGCTGAGTTGATAACTGACACTCTTTCTGTTAAATTTGTCCGTTTCTTCAAGCAGTGGAGCGTAGCGATTTTCAAGCTTTTTTCGCTCAGTATCGTTGCACATCGAGCCAGCAGAAAATTGTTTTTCGTTCAAATGCAATTTTTCCATATATACCACCTATCAACTACGCCTCAGGGGAAAAGCTCCAATGTATATCAATATTTTCCCCGTCCAGATCTATGCGGCGGATGAGACTATGGACAAGCTCCCGCCTTTCGTCCAGAGTACCGTTGTCCAGAACGTCCTCTGCCCCGACCAAAGCAGCCCGGGCAGCATCCATGCGCCGAGCGGGCGGCTCCTCTACGGCCTCCGCCAGGGCGGCTTCCACGCCGTCAATTTCCGCCTGGAGCTTTGCCACGCGGTCTCCGACCATAGAGGCGGGCAGTGAACCGCCCATCTGGTACAAGTCCAGAACACGCCCCATCTGCGCTCGCAGATCGTTCAGGCGCTGTTGCAGCGCAGCCCGGCGCTGGGCTACATCTTCGTCCTGCTGCGGCCCGGACACCGCCAGCTCAAGCGCCGCCGGGTCAAACGCCAGCTTCCGAATCTCGCCCTCTATAATAGCGTCCAGCTTCGCTACCGCCCAACGGTCATTCCGGCAGTTTGGGTCGCGGATCATGTGCTTTGCGGATTTTGCCCTGGAGTAACAAACGTAGTATGGCCAGTAGCGCTTATTCTCGCCCCTGCCCGAGTAATTGCCGCTGGCAAAGTACCGGGCGCCGCAGCGGGCGCACCAAATAATGCCGCCCAGCAGGTGGGTGGATTTGAACGGAGAATCCCGCTCCATGCCATCCGAGCTGGTACGCTTCCAGCTTGAGGTGGCAAGCCGGGCAGCAGCGGCGTCAAAGGTTTCCTGCGAGATCAGCGGCTCATGCTGGCCGTCATATACCTTTTTTGCCCAGTTTATCTTCCCGGTGTACAGCGGGTTTTTGAGGACGTCCCTCACCGTAGTATCAGAACCCCAGTCGCCATCCTTCGTGGTGTAGTGTGCAGCCATATATTTACGGATGCGGTTCACCGGCCAGCCTTGGAGGTATAGAGAGAACACCTCCCGCACCTGCATTGCTTCATACTCATTCACGACAAGCCCAGCGCCGCCCTCGGCAATGGTTTTATAGTCGTAGCCGATGGGAGCAAAGCCGCCGCCGTGGAAGAGGCCGGCCTTTGCCCTACCGACACGGCCAACCGCCATGCGTTCCCGGATCTGTTCACGTTCCAGTTGGGCGAACACAGACAGGATGCCAATCATTGCCCGGCCAAAGGCCGTGGAAGTATCAAAGTTCTCGTTCATAGAAACAAAGGCGCAGCCGTTTTTCAGGAACACGTCCTCGATCAGATACAGCGTATCCTTTTGGGAACGGGAAAGCCTGTCCAGCTTCCAGACCAAAACAGCATCGCACTTTTTCGCCTGCACAAGGGAGATCAGCTGCTGCATACCCGGACGTTCCAGCTTTGCCCCGGAAAAACCCGGATCGGTGATGACCTGGGCAACTACCCAGTCCTTCGCCAGACAGTACGCCTTTAGACGCTCCTGCTGCTCGCTGACAGAATAGCCTTTTTCGGCCTGCTCTCTCGTGCTGACGCGGACATAGCACACCACCCGCAGGCGGTTGGAATCCATATCGCGCATAAAATCACCCCTTTTCAAATTCAGGGCGACGTGCTACAATAAAGGCAGTCGGTTCCATGCCAACTGCCTGTGCTTTGTGGCGCAGCCCCCTGTTCCAGCAGGAAGCGGCCACCTCACCTTTTTATGTTGTAGCACTGGCCCCAGCGCTGACCCTTTCCAGAGGGTCGGCGCTTTTTTTATTTACTGGCTATCTTCCTCATAGCCAAAAAATTTGTTCCACTTTGCAGAGTATTTCTTCGGGTGGCGAATTAGCTTAAAGCCGCCCAAGAGAAAAGGAATCGCAACGATCAGGCAAAGTGGATAGATCATGGATATAATTAAAAACAAGGCTCCGCAAACAAAAACCAAAATCCCAAAAATACAAGTACCTACGGGAGATGTTTTGTTATTTGGACGATCTTCAATTTCAAAATCGTCCTCGCCAGATTTTCCGCTCTCGGACACATAACTGATACCAGTACCAGGAACCGAGAGGGTCGTCCGGGTTTTTCCGTTTGCCATTTTGCCAACACGAACGCCCTTCACTCCAACGCTGGTTGATACGCCCGACTTGCTGAACGTCACCCGGGTAGGGCCAGCCTTAAAAGATTTTCTTGCACGAACACCCATAATAAATCCTCCTTTCTGTTTACCACCAAAGACCACACCCCAACCGGGGCGTGGTCTTTTTCATTTTAGCCGGTGTCTGCGGATGTACTCATAGCTGCGGCAGTTTGGATGCCGGATGCAGAACCAAAGTTCTTTTCGTAGGCGGCCTCGGCAGCCGCTACCCCGGAACCTGGCGGAGAGGCCTCTGCGCTTCCGGATTGCGCAGAGGAACCAATGATTTTTTGCATCACATCCCAGAACGCCTGCCGCTGGGCTTTGGACAGCTTGCAGTAATTTTCTACCATGTCCCGCTCCAACGGCGTCAGATCGTACTGCGCAGCCAGGGCATCCACAGCGCCGGAACTTTCCGGCAGGAACATCTCCCCGGCGCCGTTCAGCAGCCATTCCCGGCTGACGTTGAACTCCTTGCAGATCAGAATCGCGTTTGATTCCGTCAAGCGGCTTTTCCCGCTTTCAAGGTACGACATAGCGGAGATTTTAATTCCAATCCTGGAACCAAATTCCTGCTGGCTTAGCCCCAGCGCCTGGCGCACTGCCTTTACACGTTCATTTTCGGTCACTCAAATCACCTCCTTTCTTGTGGTTCCTATATTACCACAAAATTTCGACAATTCAAGTCCAAAAGCGATTTTTATACTTGACTTTTTTCGATAATCGAAGTATTATACTTGCGTAACCGAAACTCAAGACTTCGGTTATAGAAACCACACGGAGGTGAACCAGCAACATGAAGAACAACACCGCAGAGAAGAACAACGCCCCAAGCGCCGCCGAGATCGCGGCAGTGGTCGCGGCCTTCAAGAGCGCGACCCGAGAAGAGCAGCTGGTCTTAAACGGCGTGATGCTGGGCATGGCTACCCAGCGCAGCATCACCGAGCGGGCAGGGTGAGGGGGTGAGAACGTGAAAGAATTTCTTGCCAGGGTCGAGGTTCCTGACGGAGAGGTTGAGGAAATCCTCACAGAGCTTCGCGCCGCAACGGAAACCATTTCCGCTTGCTACGACAGGCTGCGGCGGCTCGGAATCCTGACCCTAAAAGAAAAAGGTGCCAGCGACAACTGACACCTTTTCCCACGAGGTTACTCCTCGGCAGATTCAAGTTCTTCAATAAACACGTTTAGAACTTCGGACAAATTTCTCACGAGATTGTTCATGTCCTGCACAGTACAAGGGTCTGAACCGTTTGCACTCGCAGGGTGCGTGTAGAACTTGAAGTTAGAAACCGCCTGGCGTAGGCGCACAATATCAGCCACTTTTGCCCCTCCTTTCTTGGAAGCTAGGCCGTTGCAGCGGCCCGCCTCCTAAGTATAAGGGAGGGCGGCTCAAAAGACAAGGTGACCCGCATGAAGATCACGAACCACTTCCCGGACGGCACAACCCGCAGCACAACGGCGGGCGTCCGGGTACCGTACACCGTAAACACCGCCCCGGCCTACCAAACTCTGGCAGCTGTGAGCGAGAAACCCCGGACACGGGGAACGTCCGAAAAGAGGTGATTTTTCAACACTTTTTCCCAGGCTTTCAACACGCCGCCCCGATGGGGCGAGGGTAGAAACAACACTGCTGATACGAGAAATCAACAGGAGGCAACGAAGAAAATGGAAGGGCTTTTGATGAAGTTCGGCTGCACCGCAGGCCAGGCCGCAGCGCGCGCCCCGCTCTATACCGGGGTTCTGGTTTACGAAGTGCTGGTGCTTGCAGCTGGGATTTTCCTGGCTCTCGACCAGGCCGGACGGCTCGACCGCCTGGGTTATAACCTCGGCCTGGCCCTTCGCCGCCTGCTGGACGACACCCACGAAAGAAGGTGAGGCCGCAACCCCTGCCCGAACATCCACCCACAAAGCCAAAGGAGGCACGACATGGAACAGACCAAAGCAAGCAGCCTGATTGACATGGCCAACGGCGCCATCAAGGAGCGCCTGGACTACGAGATGGGCCGCGTGATTCAGAACATCAGCGACCCGAACACCAAGGCCACCGCCAAGCGCACCATCACGGTCAAGATCACCTTGGAGCCGGACGAGGAGCGCCAGCACGTTGAGGTGAGCGCTACCGCTTCCAGCACCCTGGCGGCCCTGCACCCGGTCAAGACCGCCCTTGCGGTCGGCCAGGAGGGCGGCCACACCGTAGCTGTGGAGCTTACCCCGCAGATTCCCGGCCAGTTCGACATCTACGGTGGCGAGGCCCCGGAGCGCAAGGTTCTCAAGTTTGCCGACATTCACACTGCATAAAGAAAGGAACACAAGATGGAGATCAAGAACAGCTTCCTCGCGGACGCAATCAACACCCTCGCCGAGCTGGGCAAGAAGGCCGCAGAGCCGAAAAAGGTAGACATCAAAGGACGCAGCTTCATGGTGACCGGCGGCAGCTGCACCGAGATTGAGTCGCTCGAGCTTCCCAAGCCGGAGAAGGTCAATACCCGCAGCTTGAACGCCCTGGTGGTACTTATCAAGAGCGAGGTGGACAGCCAGACCGAGAACCCTCCGCTCTACGTTTCCTGCAATACCTACAGTGGCGTGGAGGTTTTCACCACGCCGAACCCCGAGGACGAGCTGCACCGCTGGCAGCCCTACCACGCAACGGCCAGCGACCTCCCGCCTCTGGTGGAGGATGTACGTTGGAGCTTCGACGAAGCGATGATCAAGCTCCGCTCCATGTTCCAGCGGGCGCCCGAGGGCGAGAAAAACGACGTGGATTACATCCTCGACCTGCTCTCCCACATGAGCTTTGACCAGAGTGTCAAGAGCGACGACAACGGCATCACGCAGACGGTGCAGGTGCGCAAGGGTGTCAGCTTTGTGGAGAACAAGGCAGTCCGCCCCATCGTAACCCTGGCGCCTTACCGCACCTTCCAGGAGGTGGAACAGCCGGAAAGCGAGTTTGTGTTCCGGGTCTACGATGACCGCAGCATCAGCCTGACCGCAGCGGACGGCGGGATGTGGAAGCTGGCCGCCCGGGATGCAGTCAAGCACTACCTGGAAACCGCCCTGTGTGATGAGATCGCCGCAGGCAAGGTCAAGGTGACCCTGTAACCCCTTTTGGAAGCCGCCGCCTGTGGAGTAGTGCAGACGGCGGAGGGTGGGAACGAGGGACAACACCACAGAAAGGGGACGCACACAGAAATGAAAATAGCCCTGCAGCACGGCCAAATTATACTGGCCGAGATAGAACCGCTGCGGTATGAACAGCTCAAGCGCATGGGGATTTTCCGCTGGAACAAAACCACGCGCACCATGACCGGCCCGGTCAGCCTGGACGCCCTCAACGCATTACATAACCGCTTCACTCTCCCGGACTTCGTGGAGACCGAGCGGGAACGTCTGGCAGAGGTCGCCCGCCAGGTAGAACAGCAGCGGGAGGCCGCAGAGCCGAAACCGCTTGCAGCATACCCGGTCAAGGCGCAGATGTTCCAGCACCAAATCCGGGGCGCCAATATGGCGCTGCTGCAACTCACCTCGGGAGGCAAGGAACAGCATAAAGGCTTCGGTTTTCTCTTTGAAATGGGCTGCGGCAAAACCCTGACGGCCATTGCCACGATGGGCACCCTGTACCAGCAGCACCGCATCGAGCGGGTGCTGGTAGTAGCCCCGACCAGCGTGTGCAGCGTCTGGCCCCACGACCTGCAGCAGTTCGCCGCTTTCCCCTACCACTGCGAAACCCTGCTGGGAGAAAAGAAAAAGCGCCTGGAAGGTCTGGACGCCTTGGAGGTCTGGCCTTTTGCCTCACTCAAGATCGCGGTCATCAACTACGAAAGCACCCACCGGGACGGAATCTTTGACGCCCTGGCTGAGTACGACGCCGACCTGATAGTCTGCGACGAAAGCCAGCGCATCAAGAACCACAGTGCCGCCCAGAGCAAAGCCCTGCACAAGCTCGGCGACAAGGCCCGCTATAAATTGGCCTTGAGCGGAACCCCGGTGCAAAACAACGCCGTGGACTTGTACAGCCAGTACCGCTTTTTAGACCCGGCGGTCTTCGGCTCGAACTTCTTCGCTTTCCGAAACCGCTACTGCGTAATGGGCGGCTACGGACAGCATCAGATCATAGGCTACAAGCACATGGAGCAGCTCATACAGAAAGAACACTCCATAGCCTACCGCGTAACCAAAGCCGAATGCCTCGACCTCCCGCCGCAGACCTTCGAGAACCGATATGTGAAGTTCAGCCCGGCGGAGCGCAAGCTCTACGACCAACTCCGAAAGTCCAGCTTCGCGGAGCTCGCAGGCGGCGACAGCATAACCGCAACCACGGTGCTGACCAAAATGCTCCGCTTGATGCAGCTCACCGGCGGCTTCACACAGACCGACGACGGCACCCGCCCGCAGCAGATCGGCACGGCCAAGCTGGACGCCTTGGAGGACATTCTGGACGACTACGTCCAGGAGGCCGGGCAGAAGCTGGTGGTTTTTGCCCGGTTCCGCCCCGAGATCGCAGCCATTGAAAACCTGCTCCGAAAGAAGGGCATCAAGCACGGCTCGATCTACGGCGACGTTCCGCAGGCAGAACGGGGCGGCATAGTGGACGACTTCCAGCAAAACCCGGAAACCAAGGTCTTTGTGGCGCAGATTCAGACAGCCGGCCTCGGCATAACGCTTCACGCCGCCAGCGCCGCAGTTTTTTACAGCATGGATTACAACTATGCGAACTACGCGCAGGCTTTGGCGCGGATTCACCGCATCGGGCAAAGCAACCCGGTGACTTACATTCACCTCCTGGTGGAGGACAGCATCGACGACAAGGTGCTTGCAGCCCTTGAGAAAAAAGAGGACATCGCCAAAACCATAGTGGACAGCTGGCGAACCTACTTCTAACCGAAAGAGAGGAAGAACAACAATGACGATTCCCGAACAGGTGGACGCATACCGCGCCCTGCTGGATGAAAAAGACCGCCTGGCAGAGGAAACCAAGGCCAACAACCGGGCCATCGAGGCCGCCCGGGACGCCCTCGCAACGGCCATGATCGAGGACGAAACCCCGCAGATCACCCGGAACGGCTACTCCTACACCCTGACGCCCAAAACCAAATACAGCAAGGCAGCAGGCAAGGATGCCGAATTGATGGACGCCCTCCGCTCCAACGGCCTGGGCGACCTGATCAAAGAAACGGTCAACGCACAGAGCCTGCAGGGTGCCATGAGCAACCTGGCAGAGGAAAATGACGACGAGCTTCCCGAGGAATTCGAGGGACTTGTGAACGTGTACAGCTTCAACGACATCACCCGGCGCAAGAGCAGCCGGAAACAGTAAGGGAGGATAAACACCATGGCAAACGAAAACGCTTTGACCGCGGTTCAGAGCTTCGCTCTGGCACCCATCAGCAGCGAGGTCACTGACCTCATCAAGGAAGAACTGGACGGCCTCGGCCAGATTCCCTTTGATACCGTGAAGATTCCCAGCGGCGGCGGCCTGGCCTTTGAGCTTTCCGGCGACGACCCGGACAACCCCGAAACGGTACAGTCCCTGACCGGCGTAATCGTACACCATCACGCCGTCAACAGCTACTGGCCCGGCGAGTTTGACGGCAGCAACAACGTGCCGGACTGCAGCAGCGCGGACGGAAAGCAGGGTCTGGACATCAAGACCGGCGAAGTCCGGGACTGCTCCACCTGCCCCTTCAACCAGTTCGGCAGCAGCAGCAAGGGCAACGGCAAGGCCTGCAAGAACGGTCACCGCATTTACCTCCTGCGCAGCGGCGAAGTGCTGCCCGTCCTGATTTCCCTGCCCCCTACGAGCCTGCGGGCTTTTAAGGACTACGTCGCAAAGCGCCTGGTGGTAAAGGGCAAGCGCACTTCCAGCGTACTCACCACCATCAAGCTCAAGCGGGAAAAAAGCGCAGACGGCATCACATACAGCAGCTGCGTGTTCACCAAGGCGGGCGACCTGACCCAGGCACAGATCGAGCAGGTAAAGCCCACGGTGGCCTGGATCAAGAGCGTGGCCTCCACGGTACCTGTGGTGGCGGAGGCAGAACAGCCCGCAGCCGCACAGACTGACGCCCAGGGCTTCGCACCCGTAAGCGACAAGGACGATGTACCGTTCTAACTCCACAACCTCCGACTGACCCGGTGCGGGCTGCAGGGTAACAGCCTTGCGGCCCGCAACTTTTTTGACTTGGAGGACAGACGTGGATAAAGTAAACCTCGACGAACTGCTGAACTATAAAGAGGAATACAGCAAGTTCGTGCAGAAACCCGAATATAAAAAAGAGCGCATGACAAGCCTCTGCCCCTTCCACGACGACCGCAAGCCCAGCTTTTCCGTGGATCTCAAAACCGGCAAATTCGTCTGCTTCGCCTGCGGCAAGGCGGGCAACTACGTCAGCTTCAGAGCGGAGCTGGACGGCTGCTCAAACGCCGACGCCTACAAGCGGATTCTCCGAGAGCATGGCGTGGACGAAGCCAAAAAGGAACCCGCCCGCCAGAACTACACCGTGGACGACTACGCCAAAGAGAAGAACCTCCCGGCGGACTGGCTGCGGATGGTCTGCAGCCTGGAGGACGGCAAAGAAAAGGACGGCACCCCCTACGTCAAAATCCCCTACTTCGGTGAGGACGGCAAGCCAAAGGTCACACGCAAGCGCATGGGGCCACACAAGTTCAAGTGGGGCTTCGGCTCGGCGGGAAATATGCTGCCCTACGGCCTCTGGCGCAAAGAGGGCTTGGAGATCGCAGGCAGCTGTATCTTGGTGGAGGGAGAGAGCGACGCACAAACCCTTTGGTTCCTCGGCTACCCCGCACTGGGCATTCCGGGAGCTTCCACGTTCAAGCCGGAATGGGCGAAGAGCCTCAAGGGGATAGAAACGCTCTACATCCATAAGGAACCCGACCAGGGCGGTCAAACCTTCCTGGACAAGGTGGCTCACGCCCTGAAAGATGCCGGCTTTGATGGAGGGGTTAAAACCTTCTCCTGCGCAGACGGCGGGCAGAAAGACCCCTCCGCCTTGTACCTCGACCTGGGCAAGGAAGCCGCCCAGGACAAGCTGGAAGAACTGCTGGCAGCGGCGCAGCCCCTGGACTTGGAACACCTCGACGACGCCCTCCCGGTGGCGATTGAGGGCGCACCCAAGAACCTGCGGCAGCCGCCCGGCTGGCAGTACGGCGAGTTCGGAATCAGCCGCATCGACGAAAAGACGGAACAGCTGGTCTGCGTCTGCCGGACGCCGATCATCCTGACCAAGCGCCTCAAAAAGACCGACACCGGCGAAGAAAAGATAGAGGTCGCCTGGAAGCGGGACGGCAGGTGGCATGACGCGATTTTCCCCCGCTCCATGATTTTCCAGAGCCGCAGCATTACGGTGCTGGCAGACAAAGGCTGCACCGTAACCAGCGAGAACGCAAAGCAGGTGGTGCGCTTCCTTGGCGCTTTGGAGCAAGAGAACATCGACGCCCTCGGCCTGCAGGAAAGCACCTCCACCTTCGGCTGGCAGTCAAACCACCGCTTCCTTCCCGGCCACGCCCCTGACATGGTGCTGGACATCGAACCCAGCATGACCCGCTGGGCCACCGCCTACTGCAAAAACGGCACTCTGGAAGACTGGGTGGCAAGTATGACGCCACACCGCAGCCGCCCCCGGTTCCGCTTCATACTGGCCGCCAGCTTCGCCGCCCCCCTGCTGGCGATCATCAAGCAGCGAATCTTCTTCGTGTACAACTGGGGTGGCAGCCGGGGCGGTAAGACCGCAGCCCTGAAAGCAGCCCTGTCCGCCTGGGGCGACCCGGAGCGGCTCATGGCAAACTTCAACGCAACCCAGGTGGCACTTGAGAGAATGGCCGGCTTTTACTGCGACCTCCCACTCGGTATAGACGAGCGCCAGCTTGCAGGCAACAAGCAAGAGGGCCTGGAAAAGATCGTGTATATGCTGGCCAACGGCACCGGGCGCAGCCGGGGCAGCAAGGACGGCGGCCTCCAAGAACTGCGCACCTGGCGCAGCGTGATTCTGGCGACAGGCGAGGAACCAATCGGCAAGGCGAACAGTCAGACCGGCGTGAGTACCCGAGTGCTGGAAGTAGTGGGCGCCCCCTTTGAGGACGAAACCAGTGCCAGCGATATGCACCAACAGGCAGCGCTGAACTGCGGCTGGGCAGGCCCGGCATTCATCCAGTACATTCTGGACATGGGCGACAGCGCCATAATAGACGAATACAGCGAGGTGCTGGAACGCATCCGGGCACTCATGGGAACCCGGAACGGCAGCCACACCGCAGCGGTTGCCACCGTGACCCTTGCAGATCAGATGCTTTCCCGGTGCATCTTCCACGAGGACGCAGACACCGCCCTCATGGAAGCCCAGCACATGGCCAACTGCATCACAGCGGGAATCCAGGAACAGGAACAGCCGGACGTGAACGAACAGGCCGCCCAGTACATCAGCGACTGGATCAGCGCCAATGCCAACAGCTTCACCGATACCAACGCCATCGGCCAGAGGTACGGCAGCATTGAGGACGGCACGGCGTTCATCCTGCCCACCATCCTGCGGGAAGCGCTGGAAAAAGGCGGTTTCTCCTACCGAAAAACCATGAACTGGCTGGCAGAGAACGACGTCATACAGATTGACCCGCACGGAAAGTATCAGATACAGAAAAAGTTTGGAGGCAGAAACTGCCGCATGGTCGCCATAGACACCGAAGCCCTGCAAAACCCGCCCGACCCGGCAGGATTCAGGGAGATCACGGACAAAGACGACTTGCCCTTCTAAGCCAGGTGTGCAAGCCCACAGAGAGCCGCAACGCTTGCGGCAGCAAACTTTCCAGGCTGAAATTTTTGCAGCATCCACGACGCAAATTTTTCCAGTGGAAAAAACAAGGGCGTGGTTCATGTGGACAGGAAACACCAACGAAACACCACGGTAACATGTTCGAGATTGCCCAGGTGTTACCAAAAAACAAGCGAAAATCCGCTCTTTTTACAAAAGAGTAACACCAGTAACACCAAGAAACAAAATACATTCGTGACGAAGCGGAGAGACAAACCGCCTCCGCTTTCCGTATATACAAGCTGTAAAAAATAGGTGCTACCTGCTACCTTTGACTTTTTCACGATAGAACGCAAAAAAGTCGTAACACCAGTAACACCTCCACTGACAGAAAGGAAAAAAACATGGAAATCAACGCTACAAACGAAGCCTGCAGCACCGAGAATGAGAACGCCACCCACGACACCTGGTTCCGCTTGAGCCTCGACCTGCACACGCCCCATGACCGGGGCGGCTCGAACCCCGACTCTAACCTGAGCTTTTCCGGGACGACCCCGGAGGCCTTCGACCACGCCCTGGCAACCATCCTGGACGTGGTGACCTCTACCGTGTACGGCGGGCAGCTCAACGGCCTGCAGGAGATCATCGACCGCAGCACCGCCGAGCTGCGGGCCGACAGCGAAAAGGCGCAGCACGGCGCCGCCACGTTGGAGGACATCCTGCGCCAGGAGCCTCCCGAGGACGACGCCCAGCAGCCCAAGCCCAAGCGCAACCCCGCCCTGGACGTGGACACCCCGAAGATCAGCACGGTGACCGAGCCTAGCCCCAGCTTCGCCCCCCCCTCTAAGCCGGGCGCCCGGGGCGCAAAAGGCTTGATGCTACTCACCTGCCCGGGCTGCCACCACACCTTCAAGCACTTCGCCCGGGAGAACACCGACAAGGTCAAGTGCTTCTGCGGCACAGAGGTTCCGGTGGACAACGTCGCCCGCTTCGAGTTCACCTGCAAGCAGTGCGGCAAGCTTTCCTACGGTTGGACGAACATTGAATCGGCGGTCATTGAAGCAGGCGCTTTGAACTGTGTCTGCGCAGCTCCCGCCCCAGAGATGCTTTGGAACCCCGCAACCCGGAAATTCCACGGCTAAAATAAAACGCCCGCACCGGGAAGGTGCGGACAGATTGGAGAAACGCATGAACTACAAAAAACCGCTTCCTTCCCCCTACGACTACGAAAAGCTGGGCGCATACCTCCACGCCCTGGTTGATGCAGGCGCAGCCCACAACATTACCGAGGCCAGGAAGCTGGCCCGCAGGCTGGTGCCCTCGGAGGCGAAAATCCAGAAAGAGATCCTCGCGTACCTCCGCAAAGAGGTGGGCGGCTTTTGGTGGAAGGACGCCGCCGGGCCGTACCAGCAGAAAGGCATCCCGGACATCGTAGGCTGCCACGAAGGGCGGTTCTTCGGCTTCGAGGTCAAGCGCCCACTGGTGGGCGAACTGAGTGCCATCCAGCGCCACACGCTGGCAGCCATCAACGCTGCAGGCGGCACCGCCTACGTCGTAACCAGCGTGGAAGATGTACGCCGGGTGTTCACCCCGCCGCAGGGCGAAAAGGAGTGGTGACCCTTGCCATACATGAGCCTCCGAGAACAGCGGAACCTGCTGCGGCGATACCTCAAGCAGTACCGCTTGGAGCGGACACCGGCGCACCGCCAGGCTGTGCAAGACACCCTGCTCCACCTCGACCCGATGCACCCCGCCGCCCCGATCATGCGCCTGCGGTACATAGACTGCCGCAGCTGGAGAGCAACGGAGCTGCGAACATACTACTGCCACAGCAGGGCCTTTGAACTGGAAACCCGGGCCATAGACGACCTGCTCCAGGTTCCAGAGGTTCAGGAAGCAATAACAAAATGGGAGGAAATTCACAGTGACACTTGATGAAGCCTGCCGCCTGCTCGACCCGAACACGACGGCAGAGGAACTGGCGAAGATCGAATATTACAACGGCTTCAACGGCAAAAGGGCCTGCATTGAGGCCATCGACGAAGCCTGCACACTGTTGGTGGGAGCTGTCCGCAGCGCCCACCACGAAGCACGGAGCGGCACCGCCCCGGACAGCACCAAGGTCTACCTTGTACCCGAGTACGAAATCAAAGAGATTTTCAATGACATCGGGCGCAGCGAATGGAAAACAAAGACGTCGCCCCGAGAGCGCTTCTTGTGCCTGTCGTACACCTTGGACAACTGCCCGGCGCTGGTGGCCGTGGACAATACCACCGGCGACGCCTGGACGGAGGATTTTACAAGCCTTCCGGCGGCGCTGGAATGGCTCAACAGGGAGGATAAAAAGTAAATGGACTGGATTTGTGGATTTTTGACCGGCTGCATTGCGGGCTGTATTTTCGGCCTGGAACTTGCACCCAGCAGCGAGAAGATCACGGTGACCGTCAACGAGTGGAACCCCGCAGACCACCCACTGGAAGCAGAGGGCGAAGCCCTCGACCCGGTAGGAGGTGATGCGGAATGAGAAACCTGGAACGGCTGGCGCTGGTAAGCGTCCTGGCAGCAGCAGTCACCATCAGCGGCACACTCAACGCCAGGGTCAAAGACCTGGCCCAGCAGCGGGACATCTACCAAAGCCGGGCCGCCAACTGGGAGCAGGACGCCCTCAACTGGCAGACCGAGGCGAAAGAGGCGGAAGCGCAGGTCGCAGATCTCAAAGCCGCCCTGGAAGCAGCCGAAACCGGCCCCGCCGGGCTTGAGGTGGTATACCTCGGAGAGTTCAACTGCACCGCCTACTGCTCGGAGCAGTACGAGCATATCTGCGGCACCGGGGACGGCATCACCGCCAGCGGCACACCTGTACAGGCGGGCGTGACCGTGGCCGCAGACCCGGACGTTTTGCCCCTCGGCTCTGCGGTATACATTGAGGGCGTCGGCCTGCGGTACGTCCAGGACACCGGCAGCGCCGTGAAAGGCAACGCCCTGGACGTGGCTGTGGACACCCACAGTGAGGCGCTCGCCTGGCCCGGATACGGAACGCACCGAGTCTGGCTACTTGAGGTTGAGTGAATAGGAGGTACAGCATGGACGAAGTGCGACTGATTGACGCAACGCCGCTCGAAAAAGAGATGATGGAATATGCTCGGTACATTGGTTATGAAACCACAAATGAGTGTGAAAGCACTGCCGAAACCTGTGCAGACATGGTAAGCAGCGCCCCGACCATCGACCCAGAAAGCCTGCATCCAAAGACGCGCATGAGGTACAACGCTTTAGAACGCACCGTAACATGTCTGAATTGCCTCGGAGACACAAAACTCGGAGATTATGACAATCCAGAAGATTTCAACTATTGCCCGTTTTGCGGATTCAAGACGGAGGGTCTACTGCAATGACAAATCCTTGCTTTCACTGCGCAGATCGCCACCCGGTCTGCCACGATACCTGCGAACGGTACAAGGCCTGGCAGGAATTTCACGCCGCAGAGGTGGCGGACAAGCGCCGAAGAAATGACGCCTGCACCATTCACAAGAACGACTTCGACGAGGAATTCTGGCACGGCAACCCGCAGCGGCGACGGAGGCGGCACAGATGAGCCGCCCCAAGGTTCATCCGCCGCAATTCATAGCTGTAACGGCGGATGAATACGAACTGACTCTCGGCGCCTTTGACACTGTCAAAGAGCTTGCAGCTTGGAGCGGTCACAAGGTCTTCGCCATATACCAAAGCCTTGAGTATGGGCGGGTGCTTCGGAGAGGCCCGGCCAAAGGCTGCAAGGTGCTGCGGTATACCGATGGACACTATACCTCCGGGATCCTGAAACCAAAACCCCGGCACAAATAACAAAACCGCCTGCGGCAGGTACAACACCCACCGCAGGCGGTTTTTATGCCCTCGGATATTCAGGAACGGCCTCCCACGAGAACGGAAAGTCTTTGTCGGCCAGTCCTTGGCCGTTCCACTTGGTCTGGTAAGTAACCTCCATCCCGATCTCGGCGCCAGCAGCATCTACCAAAATCAGCATCAAGCCATCCTTGAACGGCGTGTCCGCTTCATAGCCGCCGCTCCACTTCGTAGCAGTACACCACCGCACAAGATCGTCGCAGAGCTGTTGCCGGACACATACCCGCCCGGTCTCTTGGATGCGGTACACGTCCTCGGAAACGCCGGTCTGCTCCCCGATGAGCCGGACATGGCGCACATAGCGAAAGCGGTCTCTGCCGTTGGTCGCCACGACCTTTGCATTCAGCCCCTCCATCAGCGACGCCCCGCTGCTGCGGATTCGCCCAGCAGGTAGACCCAGTGACGCCCGGTCTCGTCCCGCTGCCACTCGCCTCCCATAGCCTCAAAGGCGGATGTCATACCAGCATAGGCGACTTGGTACATATTCGGCACTGGCTCGCCGTTGTCGTCATAGGCCAGGGTGCCAGCAGGCTGCTGCTCTGCAGCAATCCGCTGAGCGTATGCCCACTGCAAGTCGAGCTTTTCAGCCATCCCCCGGAGAGCAATGCGAAAATCAGATTTTTTCATACTAAAAACGTCCTTTCTGTGGTTGGCTCCCACGACCATCTTGTTGGTACCAACAAAATGGTTTCGGCTGCTGCCAGGCAGCCATCGTCAGGTGGGTTATTTCTTGAGCCGCTCCGCCACGGATGCCCAGAACTTGCGGGCTTCTTTGTGGCGCAAGACGTCCGGGTGATTTTCGCCCCAATCCCAGGCCTCCCGCTCGATGTAGGGGTCAAGCTCCTTTGCCAGCCCCATGAAGTGCTCCGCCAGCGCGGACGTGTCCATGCCGGTGACGACCTCGATCTCCGCGTGCTCTTCGTTCCAGCGGTGGGCTTCGTTCCGCGTCGCCCAGCTATTGGTGAAGATCGCAATCGGCCAGGAGCAAAGGTTGTACTTCGCCGTGCTGGGCTGGCCGTTCCGCTTGAGCTTCATCAAGCTGTAGGAGTTGCCGCACCAGCTCGGGTCGCCGGGCGACCTTTCGATGAACCACAGCCCGTTGTCATTCTTGAAATAAGCCCCGGACACCCGGACGATGTCCCCCGTTTTCATTTCCACGCCGTTCTTGTCAACCATGAGAAACGCTCCTTTCATTCAGCAGAAAGCCACGATACAGACGAAGTTGTCTTTTTGAGACAGCTTCTCGACGAACTTCTGGCGGGCTTCCTCGGACTTGAAGCTCTTGCGCTTGGTGACGACCTCGTCCTTCTTGTTGATCTCCTGATACGCAACCTCGAACATTTTTTATTTCCTCCGTTCAATGTGTTCCCTTTCGGTGTCTGTGTCTTACCACATAAACGCGGTAAACTCCACTGGCAAACAGTCCAATGATTCAAGGCGCAGTTTGTCTCTTTTGCTCCGCACCGGGCAACAAAAAAGACGGGGTCAAACCCCGTCAGAATAGAGCCGCTCCGCCCGGAACACTGGCGCCATGGAGTAGCGCCAGGGCATGACCCACTCGCCACTGTCAGACACCCGGATCATCGCCCGTTTGACCCCCTCCCCGGAAAACTCGGCCTTGACCGACTTCTCCGTGCGGGACAGCACCTTCATCAGGAACACGCAATCGTGGTTGCATGCGCTGCGGGCGTAGTAGACGGAACCAACTTCAAACTTGCACATGGTAGAAACTCCTTTCACTTTGCCAGATCGTCAATGATGACCTTTGCGGCCTTGTAGGTCTTCGGATAGCAGCCGGGCATTGCGACCACCTCGCCACCCTTGCGGATAACGTAGGTGTTGCGGGTGACCCGCTCAATCTCATATCCCTTGTAATCTTTCATCATCATTTTTGTTGTCCTCCATTTCTTTGTTGTGCCTGTGTCTTACCACACAACCGCCGGGAACTCAATCGGCACAGCGTCCAATCTTCGGACGGTGAATTTGTACTCTTTGCTCCTTGACCGCCCGGCACAAAACCACTATCATATAAAGCACAGCCCCCGCAGGAGTCCGACCCTGCGAGGGCTGCATACCGGGGTGCATCAGGCCTTAGTCTTCATCTTCGGCTTCGGCCTCCCAGACTTCCTCTGGGCTAACACGTTCAACGCTATCTTCACCGATAAAGCCGTAACCCGTGTCCAACATGGTATGCACCCCCTTTCATAGGCGCCTGGCTCGCAACAGCTGGGCGCCTTTTCTGTGTGTATGATACCACACAAACGCAGTAAAACAATGCGCACACAGTCCAATAAATACTGCGTGTGTATGGCAAAACTGTACAAAATGGATTTGTCAAGCCCTATTTTCAAAAAAGTTGCGATTTTGAGAAAAGAGCGGACTTTTTTGGTCTTTTTCTATGCTACACTGGGAGTATGCAGAGGACATTCACAAGGGCGCAGGGCTTTATTCCTCCTTTCACCTGCGTCCCGCTAACGTACAGCCAGGGCAACCGGGTGCCGAGCTTCCAGCCCGACCAGCAGGGAGCAAAGCACCCGGAGCCTTGGATTTATGCGGGAAAACCACAGCCGCAGATCGCACACCGCGCGTTCAGGCCCGCTACTGGGCGGCGTAGGTACTACCTGGCAAGAACTGGTAGCGGGGCAGTGAAGGCCCGAAGTGTTCCCGCTCGAAAACCAAAATTTTTCGACCATTTCGCTACGTCAAGCGCAGTAAATGCCCGCCGCAGCCCCAAAGCAAACCCCATTTTTTCATTTTGCGTGCATAGCTCAACAGGTAGAGCGCCCACCTTCCAGGCGGGTGACGTTGGTTCAAGACCCGCTGCACGCTCCAACAAGAGGACGAACGCATGGAAATCGAAACACGGCGACTTGCCGACCTGAAACCGGCAGACTACAACCCCCGCAAAAAGCTGGAACCGGGTGACCCGGAATATGAGAAAATCGCCCGCAGCATTGAAGAGTTCGGATACTGCGACCCGATTATCATAAACCGGGACGGCACCATCATCGGAGGACACCAGCGGACGCAGGTGCTCCTGGACATGGGAGCCGAAACCGCAGACTGCGTTGTAGTAGACCTTGACCCCGACAAGGAAAAAGCCTTGAACATCGCCCTCAACAAGATCACCGGCAGTTGGGACGAAGCAAAGCTGGCCGACCTGATCGGCAGCCTTGACCTTGAGGGCTACGACCTCACCAAGACCGGCTACTCCGAGCCGGAACTAAAGTCCATCCTTGCCCAGGTCACCGTGACGCCTGACGACTTCGGCCAGGATTTCTCCCTCCCGAACCGCCAGCACGTTCTCGCCCACACTATGAACGTCACCCTGCACAAGCAGCAAATCGCCCTCATTCGGGCGGCGCTTGCGCAGGCAGAAAACGAGGGCCTCGGCGAAACCTACGGAAACACAGACAAGAACGGAAACGCCCTCAGCAAGGTGGTGCAGGAATGGCTCAAGCAGAACACAAGCTCGTCCGAGAGCGACGACCTCTGACCTCGATTCACCCGGCAGACTATAACCCCCGCAAGGAACTCAAGCCGGGAGACCCCGAGTTCCAGAACATCCAGCGCAGCCTGAAAGAATTTGGCTACGTTGACCCGATCATCATAAACAAGGACGGCACTATTATCGGCGGCCATCAGAGAGCGTCCGTTTTGAAGTCCATGGGTTACACCGAGGCCGACTGCATCGTGGTAGATCTCGGCAAGCAGGACGAAAAAGCCCTCAACATCGCTCTGAACAAAATCAGCGGCCAGTGGGACATGAGCCTCCTGAGGGACGCCCTACAAGACTTGACCCTCAGCCCGGTGGACGTAAACGCCACCGGCTACAGTGACGACGAACTCAGCGTCATCCTCGGGGACGTCATGCTGGAGAAGCAGCACGAAGAAAGCCCCATCGACAGAATGACCTTCACGTTCAGCCTGGAACAGTACGCCGACCTGCAGCAGGCCTTGCAGATCATCGGTGCAAAGTACAAGCCCGACCAAATGGAAACCTTCGGGAATACCAACAAGACCGGGAACAGAATTTACATGGTGGTAAAAGAATGGGTAGAGCAAAAGAAATCCAAATCCGGGTGATACCCTCCAAGATCGCAAACCCCTTCATCCGGGCGCACCATTACAGCGGCAAGGTCGTAAACAACTCCTGCCTGCACTTCGGAGCCTTCCTCGACGGACGCCTCCACGGCGTCCTGAGCTACGGCCCCAGCCTGGACAAGAAAAAGATCATCGGCCTGGTAGAAGGTACGACCTGGGACGGATTTCTGGAACTCAACCGCATGGCCTTTGACGACTACCTTCCCCGGAACTCAGAAAGCTACTGCATCGCCAAGACCATCCGCCTGATCAGGAAGCAGGCGCCGCAGGTAAAATGGATTATCAGCTTTGCCGACGGCTGCTCCTGCGGCGACGGCACCATTTACCGGGCCTGCAATTTCGTTTTGACCGACATCAAAAAGAACAGCGCCCTCTGCCTCCTGCCGAACGGCGACAAAATTCACGAAATGACCCTGTGTAGCAACCCCAACACCCCCCGCCCGGAGCTTGGGGGCCGTACTTTCTACCAGGTGACCGGCGGCAAGTATAACTGGGACGCCTACGTCAAAGAGGTTGGCGGCACCATTCTCACCGGCTACCAGCTGCGCTATATCTATTTCATAGACCCCGAATACAGGAAGCGGCTCACAGTGCCTGAGATACCGTTCAGTCGTATCGACGAACTCGGCGCAGGTATGTACAAAGGCCAGCAGGTATCCCAGGCGGAGAGGCACGCCGAAAGTCACTTTGAACAGTAGGAGGACGTATGGCAGCAGAAACCGGCGGGCAGCTTTATGAATCCAAGGTCATAGCCCAGCTTTTTGGCGTTTCCGTCCGCCGCATCCAGCAGCTCACACAAGACGGCGTTCTGGAAACAGTACACATCTCCGGCCAGCGGAACAAATACGACCTCATTCCCACGATTCAGGCATATATCAAATACCTGTCAGATAAGGCGTATGGCCGGGAAGCGAAGCTCTCGGAAACCGAACTGAGGGAAAAGAAGCTGCAAGCGGAAATTGCCCTCAAGGAATCGCAGACCGAGCTTCACCAACTCCGCACCGCCATTGCAAACGGCAAGTATATCAGCATAGAGGAAGCGCAGGCGGACTATACGAAGTTCTTTGCAGTCCTCAAGCGCTTTTGCTCCGGCCTCCCGAGCCGGGTCGTTGGCATGATAGGCTCACGAATCTCCCCCGTGGAGAGCAGAGAATTGGAGAAAGACTTGAATAAAGAGATCAACGACATTCTCCGCACCTTCGTCCTTGCAGCAACCGTCAAGGACGGTGACGGTGGATGAAACCCACAGCCCAGCAGCCCCGGTTCTATAAGTTCCGAAAGTACCAGGTTCCTCCGTACATCAAAGATGCCCTGGACGCCCTGAAACCGCCGGATGATATAACCGTAAGCCAATGGGCCGAGCAATACCGCCAACTCAGCCGCAAGGAATCCAACCTGCAGGGCGCCTGGCGAAACAGCGTCACTCCCTACCTCGTCGGTATCATGGACGAATTCAACAACTGGGAAACGGAGCGCATTGTCGTGGTAAAGCCTACCCAGGTGGGCGGCACGGAGGTCGAGCTTAACGCCCTCGGCTACCTGATAGACCAAGATCCCGCCCCAACCCTGATCGTTTACCCCAACGACGAAATCGCCGAAAGCACCTCAGCAAACCGCATTATGAGTATGCTGGAATCCCCCCGATTGAAGCGGCATTTTCTCAAAAATGCCAGTAGCAAGAAGGAGCTGCAGTTCACCACAGATATGTACATCGCCCTCACAGGCGCAGGATCTGCGGCAGACCTGTCCAGCAAGCCCATCCGCTATCTTTTCCTCGACGAGGTGGACAAGTTCAAGGCGGCGACCACCCAGGAAGCCGACCCTATAAGCCTGTCCATTGAGCGAACCAAGAGCTATTTCTCTAACCGCAAAATCTATATTTGCAGCACCCCCACACTAAAGACCGGCCACATCTGGAAGGCAAAGGAAGCCTGCGACATTGAAAAACACTTCTTTGTTCCTTGCCCGCACTGCGGGAAGTATATAGAGCTGAAATTTGCACAGATACGCTGGCCGGGCAAGGATGAGGGCCTAAGCGAAGGTGACCGAGCGGAGGCGGCGCAGTACATCTGCCAGGAATGCAACGGAGTCATTACCGACCACGACAAACCTGCAATGCTCCTAAAAGGAGAATGGCGGAACGTCCGCCAGAGCGCCCGCACCGCCCGCAGCGTTGCCTTTTGGTTCAATACCCTATACAGCCCCTTCACCCGATTTTCGGAAATCGCCAGGGAGTTTATGAAGTCCAAGGACGACCCAGACAAGCTGCACAACTTCGCCAATTCCTGGCTCGCCGAGCCGTGGGAGGATACGAAGCTCAAAACCAGTGCCGACCTCGTACAGGAACGCCAGACGGAGCTTGAAATGTTCGAGCTTCCGCCCTGGACGAAGCTCCTGACCGGCGGCGTGGACGTGCAGGAAACAAGCCTCTACTGGACTATCCGCGCCTGGGGCGATTACAGTACATCCCAAAATATAGCCCACGGCCAGGCCGCAAGCTTCGGCGAGGTCGTAGACATAATGAACCTGGAGTTCAAGCGGGACGACGGCCAACAAATGCTGGTAGACCTCGCCCTCGTCGATTCCGGCGACCAAACAGAGGAAGTCTATGACTTCTGTATGCAGAACTCGGAGTGGGCGCTCCCAGTAAAAGGCACCGACACGATGCTCAGCAACTATAAAATCTCGACCATCAACAAGGCGGGCTCCGCCGCCTACGGTATGCGCCTGGTTCTCGTGGACGGTGGCAAGTACAAGGACGCTATTGCTTCTCGTATGCGCCGCCCGAACGGCAAGGGCAGCTGGATGGTCTACAAGGGCGTTGACCAGGAATACTGCGAACAGGTCACTGCCGAACATAAGATCACTGAACGTGCCACCAACGGCACAGAGCGCACCCGCTGGGTGCCTAAAACCAGCCATCCAAACAACCACTTCCTCGACTGCGAGGTTTACGCCTACGCCGCCGCAGAAATGCTCGGAGTACGCAGCCTGCACCTGCAGAATAAGGGCAGCGCACCCCAGCCGGAAACGCAACCCTCGCCGCAGCAGCGCACCGACGCCACCCCAGAGGAAACCTGGATTCATCAGAACGACGGCTGGTTTTAAGAAAGGAAACACGACATGGCAGATGAACCCATCAACTATGGCGACCCCGCCGCCCTTCTGACGGAAGTAAATAAAGCCATTGCCGCCGTCATGGTTGGAGGCCAGAGCTACAAAATCGGCTCCCGCTCCCTGACCCGAGCAAACCTCACCGAACTGCGGAGCCTCCGGGCAGACCTTACCGCCCAGGTAGAGGAGCAGAACGGCTCCTCCCTTTTCCGTGATACGTTCGCTGCATTTTTTGAGGGGAGATAAAGCGCATGACATGGCTTGACAGAATCATTGAAACAATCTCTCCCAGGGCGGCCTATATGCGCGAGGGCTGGCGGCAGCAGCTCGGCCTTATCCGCGGTTCAGGCTATGACGCCGCAGACGGTGGCCGGCTGAATAAGAACTGGCGGGCGACCAACGAGGCCGCCGACATCACAGACCGTTACAGCCGGGACACCCTCCGCGCCCGCGCCCGAGACCTTGAGCGGAACTCAGACATTGCAAACGGCGTCCTCAAGGCTTTCAAGAGGAACGTGGTCGGCAACGGCTTCACCCTGCAGGCAAAGACCGGCGACGACGACCTCGACGATCAAATTGAAACCCTCTGGCGGCGATGGACCCGGCGCACGAACTGCGACGTCACCCAGCAGCAGAGCTTCAACGAGCTTCTGCGCATGGCAGTCGTTCGGAAAAAGGCAGACGGCGGCATCCTTTTCAAGAAGTGCTATACCTCCGGCGGCCTGCTTCCTTTTAAGCTGCAGGCGCTGGAAGTAGACGAGCTTTCCCGCTCCGTGGCCTCGCCCAGGTACAAGGGAGATCGTGTCATTGGCGGCATTGAGTACAACGAGTACAACCGGCCCGTTGGGTACTGGATTGAACAGTACAACATTGACGGCTGGGAAACTAACCAGCCCGTCTTCTACCCCGCCAAAGACATCATTTTCTATTACAGCAAGAGCCGCCCCTCCCAGCTTCGAGAGGTCAGTGACCTCGCCCCGAGTTTGAGCCGCATCCGGGACGCCAACGAATTTATCGCTGCCGTTTCGATGAAAGAGCGAATCGCCGCCTGCTTTGCCCTGCTCATCAAAAGAGCCGCCCCCACCGGCGGCTTCCAGGGCGGCTCCCGGAACAGCGCCGACAAAGACCGCACGTCCTACTCCGGCAAAATGCTGACCCCCGGCCTCATTTCGGAAATGAACGCCGGTGATGATGCAGTCACCATCAACCCCGGCAATGGCAGCAGCGAAGCAACCGGCTTCCTCAAGCTGCTGCAGCGCCTTGTGGGCGCAGGCCAGGGCTTGAGCTATGAATCCACCTCCCGGGATATGTCCGAAACGAATTACAGCAGCGCTCGCCAGGGTATGATTGAGGACGACCTCACATACACCGAGGAAGTGGAGCTGCTGCAGGGCAAGTTCATGGTTGAGGTCTACGAAACCTTTTTGATTTCCGCAGTCCTCGCCGGAAAGCTCACTATCCCGGATTTTTGGAACGACCCGCAGAAATACATGGAGCATGAGTGGGTCGCCTCTCCCAAGAAATGGATTGACCCGCAAAAGGAAGCCAACGCAAATAAAACCGCACTCGAATCTTGCGTTAAGTCCTTCAAGCAAATCAGCGCCGAGCAGGGCCGTGACTGGAAAGAACAGATTGACGACATGGCCGACGTTGTCGCATACGCCAAAGAAAAGGGAGTGCAGATTGGAGGTTACAAAAGTGTCCAGAACGAACCCCAAACAGACCCGAAAGAAAACCCCGATGAATAACCAGCCCCTGCAGCGCGATTTCTCCACGGCCAGCATCCGGGCAGTAAGCGACGACGAAAACAGCCGCACCTTTGAACTGAGCTTCAGTTCCGAGGAACCTGTTCAGATGTGGTTCGGCACCGAGATCCTTGACCACTCCGGCAATGCCATTGACATGAGCCGGATGCAGAGCATGGGTATCGTTCTTTTTAACCACGACAGAAACCGGGTGATCGGTAAGGTCACGCGGGCGTGGGTTGAGGATAACCGTGGCAAGGCCACGATTGAGTTTGACAACGACGAGGACAGTGAAACTGTTCGCTCCAAGGTCGCCAGCGGCACACTCAAGGGCGTTTCCGTCGGCTATCGTGTTTCCAACTATGAGAGCGTCAAAGAGGGCGCAAAATCCCTTGACGGGCGCTTCACTGGCCCCTGCTACATCGCCAAGAAGTGGCAGCCCTACGAGATCAGCATTGTTTCCGTCCCCGCCGACACCACCGTCGGCGTTGGCAGAGATATGACCGAGGACGGACAGCCGCCCGCAGTACAAACCGCCCCGGGTCTGGCTTTCTACGAGAGCCAGCTCGCCGCAAATCGTAACTACTAACTGGAGGTAAATCACACATGAACAAGAGAGAGCAGCTGCGGCAGAAACTGCAGCGCCAGCAGGCCATCCTGACCGCCGCCCGCACCGCAGGCCGCGACATGACCGAGGACGAGACCCGGGAATTCAACTCCCTACAGAACGACATCGAGACCCTGCGCCCTGAGGCTGATGCTGAAGCGGAGGCAGAGCGCCAGGCTCAGATTGAAGCCGCCCGCACCGCGGAGCGCCAGCGTGTCACCGATATCACCACCCTGTGCCGGAACTTCAACGTCGATGCTTCCCAGTACATCACCGGCGGCCAGACCGTAGACCAGGTGCGCACCGCCATTCTGGACGGTATGATTCAGAACGGTACTCCTGCCCGCACCGGCGTCAAGGTGACCGCCGATGAAACCGACAAGTTCCGCGCAGCAGCAGCTGACGGCCTTATGACCCGCAGCGGCCACACCCCCGCAGCCCCTGCGGATGGCTCCCGCCAGTTTGCAGGCATGAGCCTGCGTGACATCGGCATTGAGTGCCTGACCCGCGAGACCGGCAAGAGCGCTTCCGACTTCATGCGTATGAGCGCAGATGACCTGTACACCGAGCTGGCCCGTGCATTCCACAACCCCTCGGCATCCTTCCCCGCCATCATGGACACCGCCATCAACAAGAGCATCGTCCACGCCTACGACCACGCTCCGACCACCTTCGAGAAGTTTACCCGCAAGGGCACTCTGCGTGACTTCAAGCGCACCGACGGCCACAACTACCTGATCGGCGGCGTTGGCGACCTGCTGCTGGTTCCTGAGAACGGCGAACTCAAGGCGGATACCCACAAAGAGGAAATGCTGCCGCAGCGCAAGCTGGATACCTACGGCCGTCAGTTCAGCATGAGCCGCCAGGCGTTCATCAACGACGACATCGGCTTCCTGTCCGAGGTTCCCGGCATGTACGCTGCAAAGAGCAAGAAGCAGATCAACAAGATGGTCTACTCCATCCTCTACAACAACGGCCAGATCTATGACGGCAAGACCCTGTTCCACGCCGATCACAAGAACCTGATTTCCTCCGGCAGCGCACCGACTGGCGCAGCCATTCAGGCCATGATTCAGCGGATGCAGCTGCAGGATGACCCGTTCGGTGAGGCCATCAACCTGACCCCCTCTACTATCATCCTGCCCGTTGGTTACGGCTTCGCCATGCAGTCCATCTTCGGCAGCCCCACCATCCAGACCAGCGAAAACACCCAGGCAGCAAACCCGCTGTATAACTACCGCTACCCGATGGAGATCGTCGAGGACGCCACCCTGAACATCCTGGCAGGCTCCGGCGCATGCCCCTGGTTCCTGGGCGCCAACCGCGAGGAAACCACGGGCATCCAGGTCGATTACCTGAACGGCCAGGAGACCCCCACCTTCCGCCGCAGCGAGACCGTCGGCCAGCTGGGCTTTGTGTGGGACATTTGGCTGGACTGGGGCATCAGCGTCATGGACTACCGTGCGTTCGTGAAGAACCCCGGCGCTGCCCTGCCCACCCTGTAAGAGATAGGAGGAAACGTACATGATCGCAAACTACCAGCAGCCCGGCTCTGCCATTGACTACCCCAACGGCACCAGCTCCGCTATCGCCGCAGGCCAGGTCGTGAGCCTGACCACCCGCATCGGCGTTGCAGGCACCGACATCCCCGCAAGCGCCGTCGGCAGCCTGTACGTCAAGGGCGTTTTTGCCATGCCCAAGGCGGCCTCTACCGCTATCGCCATCGGCGCCGCCGTCTACTACGACGCCTCCGCCGACAACATCACCACGACCGCTGCAAGCAACATCCCCGCAGGCTGGGCTATTGCAGCAGCCGCTGAAAGCGATACGACCGTGCAGGTCTGCATCGGCTAAGGGAAAGGCGGCGCAGTATGATCTATACCGCAAACAGCACCGTGACGGTGGAGGGCAAAAGCTACCGCCCCGGCGATTCCGTGGACATTCAGGACGCCAGCGCTGCAAAGGAGCTGCTCGCCGTTGGCTTCATCGTGACCCTGCCCGGCGAGTATGCCCCCGGCGAAACGCTGACCGTGGATGTTCAGCGGGAACCCGAGGACGGCGTTGCCACCGGCCACCTCAACAAAGAGGAACTGGAAGCGATGCCCAAGGCGCAGCTCCTGACCCTCGCCGAAAATATGGGCCTGGACACCAAAGACCTGACCAAAGCAAAGCTGGTTGAAGCCATTGCTGCTGCCGAGGTTCAGGCCGAGGTTTGACCGTGGGCTTCAAGGATTTGCTGGTGCAGGATGCAAAGAACGTATTCCTCAACCGGGAAGAATTTGCAGACACGCACAGCATAAACGGCAAGCCAATGCCGGTGCTGGTTGACGATAACGAGATTCTGGAACGCGACAAGTCCAAATTGATGAACGTCACTATCACCGGGATCTACAAAGAGCGCAAGCTGATCTATGTAGCCACCGACAACCTCGGAGCCAAACCCGCCCCGGACGACCTGCTCAATTTTGACGGCGCCTGGTATAAGGTAAACGACTGCACCGATGAGGCCGGGATTCTCTGCATTGAGATGGAGGCGAATCGCTCTTGAAAGAATACGAGGTCTTACAGGTTGACGCCGACGCCTCCATTGAAAAAATGGTTCAGCGCCTGGACAACCTGCAAAAAATGGTTGATACGCCGAAAGTGGTGGCAGCGGCCATCAACTCGGCAGCCCGCAGCACAAAGAACAAGATCGTCAAGGACACCAAAGAGCGCTATGCGACAGCCAACGATTCAGTTTACTCTTCCAGCAGCGCCTTAAAGGTGGATGCCGCCACCGGCGGCGACCTGACCGCCACGCTCCATTCTTCTGGCTCTATGCAGGAGATCATGGACTTCGATTCAAAGCCGAACTCAGGAATCAGCGCCGCAGCGGCGCACGTCCTCAGCAGTTCCGGCATGAAGTCCTTGGAGCATAACGGCTTAAAGGCTTTCCTCGTTCAGTTCAGCAGCGGACACAAAGCCATTGTCCAGCGGGTGCCGGGCGAAACCTACACCTCGGCGGGCGCTTCCAAGCGTGCGCAGAAATGGGGCGCAAAGTCCGACATGACCCGCATTGAAAAATTGCTTTCTCCGTCCGCCCCGCAGATGTTCGGGAATCCCGACACCGTAGACCCGGCGCTTGAGCGAGCATCCGAGCTTCTCAATAAGCAGATGGAGAAACAAATTGAAAAAGCGCTCGAATAAAGGAGGCATTCCATGACACCCACCGATCTGCAGGACGCTATTGTCCAGGCGTTGAAGGAGCAGCTTGCACCGCTGCGCCTTACAAACTCCGCAGGGCATGAAGTGGGCGTCAAGGTATTCCCGCAGTTCAAGCCATACCGCGCTCCGAGGCCTGCGCAGTCCACCAATGACGACGACCTCCCGGAGCCGTATGTGCTGGTGGCCCTTGTCAACGGCGAACAGACCGAAATCGACAAGCCGAACAAGGTTGACGTGGTCGTTGCCGTTGAGGTCTACGACCCCGACCCGAACCGGCAGGGATACCGGGACGCCTCCCACATTTTGAACGTGATCCTGGGGTACTTTGAGCGCAAAGTGAAGATTGCGCGGGCTTTTGAGCTTGTGCGCCCCATTAAGTGGGACAACGACCTCGACCCCAACAAACACCCATACTATTCCGCAGCAATCGGCCTTCATTTTGAAGGGCCTATTATTTATAGAGAGGAGCCTGAAACATAATGGCAAAAAACACCACCCCCGCTGCCCCGGAGCAGGTCGTTTATATTGGCCCGAACATTCCCGGCGTTGTTCGCCAGGATTCCGTGTTCACCGGCGGCATTCCGGCACACTTGACCGAAAAGATCAAGGCGATTCCCGCCATTGAGAGCCTGATTATTCCCCTGGATTCCTTTGCAGAGGCTCGCAAGGAACGTCAGAGCGGCGCAGGCCGTATCGTTACCATCTGCAACATCGTTGCAAAGAAGATTCAGGAGGGCGCATAAATGAGCTATCTTCATGGCGTAGGTAACAGCGAGGTTGCCACCAGCTTAACCACCCCCACCACGTCCAGCGCTGGCCTGCAGGTCATTTTCGGCACTGCCCCCATCCACCTGGCAAAAGACCCCTACAAGGCAGCGAACACCCCGAAACTCTGTTACAGTTTTGCAGAGTGCCAGGAAGCCCTCGGCTACTCTGACGACTTCGAGAACTTCACCCTTTGCCAGAGCATGGACGCCAACTTCCGTGTTTATAATAACTCCCCCATCGTCCTGGTGAACGTGCTTGACCCGAACAAGGCGGCGCACACCACGGAGAACGCGGAGGAAACCGTCACCGTTACCGGCGGCATGGCGACCTATACCAAACAGTATGTTCTGCTGCCCTCGTTGGTGGTGAAGAACGATGCTACCCCGCTCGCCGCCGATGTGGATTATACCGCGGTGCACGACGATGACGGCAACGTGACTATCGTGCTGCTGTCCACCACCGCAAAGGCAGCAACCGCACTGAAGATCACCAGCAAGAGCATCAAGCCCAGCGGCGTTACCAAGACCGACGTCGTCGGCGGCGTAAACAGCAGCACCAACGAGGAAACTGGCCTGGAAATCATCCGCCAGGTCTATCCCAAGTTCGGCCTGGTGCCCGGCCTGATTATCGCACCCGGCTGGTCGCAGGACGCAACCGTGGCTGCTGCGCTGCAGGCAAAGGTTGAACAGCTGAACGGCTGCTTTGACCTCAACACCATTCTGGACATTCCCGCCAATTCCGACGGTGCAACTGTTTACACCGACTGTAAGCAGGCGAAGGAGAAGCAGGGCTTCTCCACGAACCACGGCATCTGCCTCTGGCCTCGTGTCTTGGTCGGCGAGAAAAAATACTACTTCTCCGCCATGGCCGCAGCGCACACCGTCTGGCTCGACACGAGCAACGACGGCGTCCCCTACGAATCCCCCTCCAACAAGAGCCTGCGCATTACCGGCCTTTGCTTGGACGACGGCACCGAGGTGCTTCTCGACAAGCAGCAGGCGGACGACGTCCTCTGCGCAAACGGTATCTGTACCGCCATCAACGTCAACGGCTTTAAGTTTTGGGGTAACAATACCTGCGCATACCCCAGCACGACCGACACCAAAGATCGCTTTTGGTGCGTCCGCCGTTTCTTTGACTGGGACGGCAACAACTTTATCCTGACCTACTTCCAGAAGGTGGATAAGCCCGGGAAGCGCCGCCTCGTGCAGGACGTCGTGGACAGCACGAACATCACCGGCAGCGGCTACGTTGCTCGTGGCTACTGCGCAGGTTACAACATGAAGTTCCTGGAGAACGAAAACCCCACCACCGAGCTGCTGGCCGGGCATTTGACTACTCACACTTACATGGCGCCTTTTGTTCCTACGGAGTATATCCACAACATCCGCGAGTATGACACTGACGCCCTGTCCGCCAGCTTCTCCTGACCGATTGGAGACTAACTATTAAAAGTCAAGCCCCAAAATGAAAAAATCCCCTAAAATCCGTCAACCATTCGCTGCCCATGACAAACAGCATTCAAATGCTGGTCTTGGGACAGCGAGGGCGACGGAGAGAATAGCAAAGCAAGCCCAGCTAACCCTCGCAAAAACAGGATAGCATTTGAATGCTTCGGTTTGTCAAGGGTTCGCTGCGCCAGCTAAGTTGTTCTTGGATTTCGCTCAGGCTCTGGAGAAAATCAAGCAGCCGTAAGATACGCTTTTCCAGACTTTTGCAAGGCATAGATCAGCCGCACGAGTTTCTTCATGGCATGGGACAGGGCAACATTGTAGTGTTTTCCTTCAGAACGTTTCTTGGCAAGGTATTCAGCAAAGACGGGATTCCAGTGGCAGACGTACTTGGTTGCGTTGTAGAGAGCGTATCGCAGATAGCGAGAACCGCGTTTTTCCATGTGAGCATAGCAGTTTGTGAGTTTGCCTGACTGGTATGTAGACGGAGAGCAGCCAGCGTAAGCAAGGACTTTGTCAGGAGAATCAAAGTTGGAGAAATCGCCGATTTCAGCAAGAATCATGGCAGCGGAATGAACACCCATTCCGGGAATAGAAAGAATCGGTGGATGCAATTCATCCATGATTTGCTGAATCGAATCTTCAATTTCATCAATCTCGGAGGTGAGTTCCTTAATGAGTTTAATGGTGTGCTTCAATTCTAGAGATTTGGCAGACATGACAGAACCAATGGAAGTTCTGGCGGCCTCTCGAATCTGGATGGCCTTTTCTTTTTCGTAGCGTCCCTTGGACGCTGTTGCAAGAAGATTTGTCAGCTTGGTGAGATGAATTTCTGAAATCTGTTTTGCACCGGGATATTCACTGAGGAGCGCATAAACCGAAGCAATATGGAGAGAGGTAACGAGCTTCTCCAGTTCTGGAAACAGAATCGTGACCAGTCTGGACACTGACTGCTTCAGCTTGGCTCTTTCACGAACCTTATCGAATCGGTATCTTGTTAGTGACTTTAACTCTTCGTTGTGGTATGCTGTATCCGTGTAGGACTTGAGGTCTACATCGGACAATAGCATAGTTGCAATCGTTCT